TCCTGTCGGATGCGCCAATAAAAGGGGGAACAATTCGTTCCCCCTTTCTGTATAAATAATCTAATAAAGGATTGTTTTAATATGCAGAATTTTTTAGGCAGAGATGGTTTCATCTGGTTCACTGGTGTCGTTGAAGATAGAGATGACCCAGACAAACTTGGTCGTGTTCGTGTTCGTTGTGTTGGATATCACACAGACGATGTAGAAAAAATCCCAACATCAGATTTACCTTGGTCGTGGGTTATGATGCCTACTACAACTAGTTCAATGGGTGGACTAGGTGAAGGTATGCCTTTCATTGTTGAGGGTAGTTGGGTTGTTGGTTTCTTTCGTGACCCAGACCAATTGCAAGAACCAATTGTTATCGGAACATTGCCTGGCATCCCATCTGAATCTCAAACAGTTGATAAAGGTTTTAATGACCCTCGCAATGAGGGTGCAACCCAGAGTGAAGAATTATATACATACAAACCAGACTATGGGCCATATCCATTAAGAACTGAAGACAGTGATGTATCCAGACTTGCAAAGAATGACCCAAATAATATTCATCCAGAGATTGAAGAACGTGATGGTGCGGTAACTGAAGAAGTACCTACCGCAAACGAGAAAAAGATTCTAGGTGATGCAGATTTCACTGTGGATATTGCATCAACATGGACAGACAAACTAGCAACAAATACTGACCTTACCGCTGTTACATGGAAAGAACCAAAGACTACGGATGATTCTATTCGTGGTGCAGACGCAGAAGGTCGCAACCCAGAAACAAAAGAAGATAGGGTTGCTCCTTACAAGAGAAGAAACACCGAATATCCATACAATCGTTCCTTTGAAACAGAGAGTGGACACATCGTTGAGTACGATGACACACCTTATGCGGAAAGAATATATCAGAAACATAAAAGTGGCACATTCACAGAGATTGATGCAGACGGAAACAAAGTCACCAGAGTAGTTGGACAGAACTATGAGATAGTTGCTGGTAGTAACTTCTGTAATATTAAAGGTGATGTCAATCTTACAATCGACTCAAACTGCAAAACTTATATCAAAGGTGATTGGGATATTCAAGTTGACGGAAACAAGAATGAAGTTGTCAAGGGTAACGTAACAGAATCATTTGGAACTAATGTTGTTCTGAATACACACTCGACAACTCTAACAGGATTTAGAACCAAAACAATTCTTGGTCTTGAAAACGAAAACGTGGTTGGTGCTGTTGCACATATCTACGGTGGAATCAAAACAGAAACAGTTGCCGGAAATGTTATCGAAACATATAGTGGTAATCAAACCACAGCGGTTTCTGGTAACGTGGATATTGATGCCTCAAGAATTGATTTGAACTAGGAGATACTATGCCCGCAGTAACAAGAGTAGGATTGGATAGTCATGTAGGTCATGCAAGTCCTACACCAAATCCATTTCACAAAACAGCATATGCGTCTGGTTCTGGTGATGTGTTTACGAATGGTGCATCGACAACTAGAATTGGTGATGTAACTTCGTGTGGTGACCCAGCAACAGGTGGTAGTGGAACTGTTTTTGTAAACGGTATTGGTGTTCATAGACAGGGTGATGGAACTGGTGGACATGGTTCTTGGGTGCCAAATGCATCTGCATCTGGTTCACCAAATGTTTTTGCTGGTGGATAAAACAGACTAAATAATACAAAGAGAGATAACGATGGCAGTACAATCCGCATACAGAGATGCACAATCGACTAACGAATCAAGTCGTAGTGTAAAGGTATACAAAGATTTAAATCTTAATTTTACAAAACATCCAGTAAAAGGAACACTGACTCCTTTGACTGATGTTGCTGCTGTAAAAAGAAGTGTACGCAATCTTGTAATGTACAACCATTATGAAAAACCTTTTCATCCAGAAATTGGTTCTGGTATTAGAGCAATGTTGTTTGAGAATATGACTCCGTTTATTTCTAATTCGTTGCGTAGAATGATAGAAGACACAATAACAAATTTTGAACCAAGGGTCAGGCTTGCCGAGGTTGCAGTTAACCCAAACTTTGATGACAATCAGTATGAGGTAACAGTAGAGTTTTATATAGAAAATTCTCCCTCAGAACTTGTTGATATGTCATTCAACTTAGAGAGAATACGATAATGGCAACCACAGATAAAAGATTAAATGTAACTGACTTGGACTTTGATGATATCAAATCAAATTTAAAAACATTCATGCGTAACCAAGATGAGTTTACGGATTATGATTTTGAAGGTTCTGGTATCAATGCATTGTTAGATGTACTTGCGTATAACACACACTACCTTGCAATGAATGTTAACATGGCTGCAAATGAAATGTTTTTGGATACCGCATCTGTTCGTGCGTCAGTTGTTTCTCATGCAAAGACTTTAGGTTACACACCAAACTCAGTTCGTGCTCCATCTGCGACAGTCGATGTAAAACTAAACAATTTCCCATCAACAACGACAACTGCTCTTATTCCAAGAAACACAGTATTCACTGCAAGTGTTGATGACGTATCATATCAATTCCGCACATTGTCAGATTATCAAACCACGGTTGTAAACGGCATCCTATCCTTTTCCAATGTTCCCATTCATGAAGGTACTATGGTTAAGAACAGATATGTTGTTGATACAAAAAATGTCGAACAGAAATTTAAGTTGACAAATCAAAACGCAGATACCACTTCTTTAAAGGTAGAGGTTTACTCTGACGCATCTGTTTCATCTTTTACAACGTATACACTTGCAACCGATATTACTAAAGCAGGGTCTACCGCAAATGTTTATTTCTTACAGGAGTGTGACGATGGGCAATTTGAAATTTACTTTGGTGATGGTATTGTTGGTCGTGCATTGTCTGATAACAATGTGGTGGTTATGGAGTATCTTGTAACTAATAAGACCGCAGCAAATGGTGCAAAGAATTTTTCAACAACCTCTGCAATCTCTGGTGTTACTGATGTTTCCACAACAACAGTGTCCGTTGCATCTGGTGGTGCAGAGAGAGAATCCATTCAGTCTATCAAGTTGAATGCTCCTCTTGATTATGCGGCACAAGGTCGTGCGGTTACCCCAGAAGATTACAAGACAATCATTCCAAAGGTTTACGCAAATACAAAGTCGGTACAGGTATGGGGTGGAGAAGATAACTCAACTCCTGTCTTTGGTCGTTCATACATTTCAATCGTTCCAACTTCTGGTTCTATTACTGCTTCTGCAAAGGAACAAATTGTAAAAGACTTGAAGAACGAATACACGATTGCTTCTGTTACACCTGTTATCGTTGACCCAATTACAACTTCAGTAAGACTTGGGGTTACATTCAAATACAATAAAAAGAATACAACAAAGACAGCAGAAACATTGGTGAGTAATGTTACCACAACATTGCAAAACTATGATACAAACAACTTACAAAAGTTTGATGGTGTATTTCGACATTCGCAACTTACAGGTTTAATTGATGATACGGATGAATCTATTCTATCAAACATTACGACTGTTAAACTTGGACAACTATTTACGCCCGCTCTAAATGTAAATACAAAATATGAATTAGAATTTAATAACGCAATATACAATCCGCACAGTGGTCATGCATCAGCTGAGGGTGGAGTTCTTTCATCTACTGGATTTACAATTTCTGGTGATGCAAATGAGATGTTCCTTAACGATGACGGTAACGGTGTAATCAGAATGTTCTACTACACAGATGGAACGACCATTACATATAAAGATGAAACTGCTGGTACGATTGATTACAATACTGGTAAGATTATATTGACTGCGTTGAATATTACTTCGATTTCAAATGTTGATGGGGCATCTTCTTCTAAGATTAGAATTGTTGTAACACCAAATTCAACAGATGTTGTTGCGGTAAGAAATCAAATCTTACAGATTGATTTTGCTAACACAACAATTACTTCAAGTGAGGATACAATTGCTGGTGGTGGTGCATCTGCTGGTGTTGGTTATACAACCACAACATCATATGAATCTACATCCGCTTCAACTTCTAGTGGGTATTAATAATGTCCTATGATGACAACACGCTGACAAATAAGTTATCACCTTTAATCAGAACCCAACTGCCTGAGTTTATTCAGTCAGACCATCCTGTATTCTCTCAGTTCATTAGAACATACTATCAGTTTCTTGAAAGTGCCGAGGTTACTTTCAGTGAGGTCAATAACTATCTTGTTCAAGAAACAACTTCAACCAACTTCGTCTTGGATGAGAATGGTGACAATGTTGTTCTTGAAGATTCAGATGCTAAGTTTGTTGTCGGAGAAACAATCACTGGATTAACATCTGGTGCAACCGCAACAGTTCTGGTTGATGATGTTGATGACAACAAGCGTTTGTTCATCTCATCTCAAAACCAATTCATCTTAGGTGAGGCTGTCAATGGTTCTGTTTCTAATTCATCTGGAACAATTCAAACCTACAAAGCAAACCCTGTACAAAATATTCAACAACTACTTGAGTACGCAAATGTAGATTCAACTATCTTCAAGTTTCTTGATAATTTTAGAGATGCATTCTTGGATGGTATGGTTGACAATCTTGCTGAAGGTGTTGACAAAAGAAAACTTACAAAGAATATTCGTGACCTTTACATTTCAAAGGGTACACGAAAAGGTCATGAGTTATTCTTCAGACTTCTATTCAATGATGATGCAACAATCTCTTATCCAAATGAACAGATGCTTCGTGCGTCTGATGGTACTTGGACAACCAGACGTATTATGCGTGTACAGGAAACTGCTGGTAACGCAGAAGAATTAATTGGTCAAACAATTACTGGTGTAACTTCTGGTGCAACTGCAATCCCTGTATCAACAATTGGTATTCGTGAAGCGTTTACTGACATTGTTGAGATTGAGATTGATACGGATACCCAGACAGGAACATTCGTTGCTGGAGAAACCATTCAAGGCATTTCAAGTGCATCTGACCAAGACGTTTCTCTTACAATACTTTCTGTTATTTCAGACGCAAATGTTTCCGCAACTGATGAAGGACAATACTACACTGCTGGTCAAGCGGTCAACATTGCATCTGCTGGTTCTCAAACTGCATCTGCAATAATCAACACGGTTGGTTCTGGTACGGTTACCAGTATTGAGATTGATGATGCTGGTTCAAACTATACAGTTGGTGATGCAATTAACTTTAATAATTCTGGAACAGACGGTGTTGGTATTTCTGCTGAAGTCAAGGTTGTTGGTGGTGCAGTAGCACCAGAGACAGGTGACGTTGCTGCATATGGAATGGCATTGACTGACCACATTGTTCTTGAAGATGCAACACAGATTGAACAGAATGATTCATATCACGGTACAAAGATAGTTCTTGAAGACCAAACCTTTGTTGACTTAGGTGTTAGTGCAGAAAAAGGTTCTATTACAGATATTCGATTAATCAATGGTGGATTTGGTTATACAAAACTTCCAACCGTTTCAAGTATCAGCACAACGTCTGGTAGCGGTGGTAAAGTTCTACCTGTTTCTACTGGTGGTATTGGTTCTATCAAAGATGTTGAGATAACAAACTTTGGTTTCAACTATTCGTCAGCACCAACCTTCACTGCATTTAGACACGCTGTTATTAAAGATATTACAGGAACATTTTCTGTCGGTGATGCATTAACATCTCACTCTGGTACGGTTACTGCATTTGATAGTGCAAGACAATTACTTTCTATTAACACTACTGCAAATTTAGTAAATGGAAATTCAGTTGCAACCTCTGGTGCGAGTGCAACCATCGTTCAGATTGATACTCCAACTATTACACCTACGGTGGGAACTATTGCAACAACCAGTGGTGAGTTTTTAACAGAACGTGGTAAGGTGTCTTCGGACATTATGAGAATTCAAGACTCCAACTATTACCAAGATTATTCCTATGTGGTAAGAGTTGGTGAATCAATTAACACTTGGAGAAACGCAATCAAAAGAACAGTCCATCCTGCTGGTTGGGCAGTCTTTGGTGAGGTTGCTATTGTATCGTCTGTAACTGCTGGTGTCAATGCGTTTACTGCTGGTGACCTCAGTGTACCAGAAGGAACATTCACACCAGAACTTGCATCACTTCTTACTACTGCATTTACTTCTATTTTTGGTAGAAGACTTGGTACGGTTGACGATGGAACAACACTTCGTGCAACACCACAAGTTGCGAGTGATTCAATTTTATCAAATGGTGAACGTGACCTTACTCTTTCAAGGATTAATACAATCAGTGTTGGTGTGGTTCGTGCAAACGCAAACTTGGGTAGTGGGTCTACGTTGGACAACCTTGCAAAGTATGCTTTCGCAGTCGAACCCATTGGGTCTGATTCAGAACTTCCACACTATCCAGGCTTAAGAAGAAGTTTCAGAACAGGTGATAACGAAAGAGCATATTATAATATTGAACAGTTTGCAAACTTTAGAATTAATGAAGTTTCGGTGAGAAACGCAACAGGACAAGGTGGGTTCTCGCAAACTGGAACTAAGTTCGATAGTAATACATTTACATTTGACGATGGAGAAACCTTTACTATACCACCAGCCGCATTTACTACACAGATAAGTGTACCACCTCCAGGCGAGATACAAATCTCTCGTTCTGGAAGAACAAATGCGTTTGACAATAACTTTATTACATTTGATACATCCTTCCAGACATTTGATGAGACAGGGGTTACTACATTAATGAGTGACACCAGTATCAAGTTCGATAGTTCATCTATCAAGTTTGACGGTTCTGGTGGTGATGCAGTTCCAAGAGATGTTGGTGGAAACTATAATATAGACTTTGCTGATACAAACATCTCGTTTGACAGCGGTATAAATAAGTTTGATAACTCATTTAATATACCAGTGTTTGAAAGATTTGACTCATCGCATTTCAGTCTTGATAATACGAACAAAACTTTTGATATAGGTGCGTAACCTACATAAATAAATGAAAGAATCTAATTAGGAGATAACTAAAATGGCATATCAAGCACTTGGTCTTGGTTCTTCCGCTAATGACGGTACTGGTGATGACCTCAGAACTGGTGGAGACAAGATTAATGACAACTTTGTAGAAATCTACACCAAACTAGGTAACGGTTCTACTCTTACATCTGACACAGTTGCACTGTTAACTGGAACTCAGACGTTAACAAATAAAACCTTAACTTCACCTGTTGTATCTGGATTATCACTTTCAGATTCATCAATCGTAATTGAAGGGTCATCTGCTGATGCAAATGAAACTACTCTTACAGTTACAAACCCAACAGCAGATAGAACGATTACTTTGCCCGATGCAACTGGTACTGTATCTCTTGTTGGTGCTGCCGAAACTTTGGTGGGTAAAACTTTAACTGCACCTAAGTTTGCAGACGCTGGTTTCATTGCAGACTCACAGGGGAATGAACAAGTCATCTTC